TTCAAGCCGGGAATTGACAAGGAGTCTACCGACTATGCGGCCAAAGGCGGCTGGGTTGATGGAAACCTCATTAGATTTCGTAAAGGACGTGTCGAAAAAGTTGGCGGCTGGGATAAGCTTGGCACTAGCTATTACCTTGGCATTGCTCGCGCTCTTCATAGTTGGATTGCTCTCGGTGGCACTCGCTTTCTGGGATTGGGTACGACGTTTAAGTATTATGTTGAAGAGGGACAGTCGTTTAACGACGTCACCCCCATAAGAACTACCACATCGGCAGGCGATGTTACTTTTAGTGCCACAAACGGATCATCCACGATTACAGTAACTGACACGGCTCACGGAGCTGTGACGAATGATTTTGTTACTTTTAGTGGCGCCTCCTCCCTCGGAGGCAACATCACGGCCGAGGTATTAAATCAAGAGTATCAGATCAGTCTTGTTACCAGCCTTAACACCTATGAATTAGTCGCTAAAGACACGAGCGGCGCTACCGTCACGGCAAATAGCAGTGATAGCGGCAATGGCGGATCATCGGTGGTGGGCACATACCAAATCAATGTCGGCCTCGATACTTTCGTAACGTCCACCGGCTGGGGCGTAGGAACATGGGGCGCTGGCGGCTGGGGATCATCAAGCTCTATTTCTGCGACTGGACAGCTACGTCTTTGGACGCACGATAATTATGGCGAAAACCTAATTATCAATCCACGCGGCGGCGGTATTTATCGTTGGATAGAAAACGATGGCGTTAGTGTGAGAGCGCAAGAACTTTCGCAGGCGACTGGTGCAAACGGTGTTCCGACTGTAGCACTGCAAGTTTTGACGTCAGAAACCAACCGGCACCTTATTTGCATGGGTGTAGATCCGTTGGTCGGCGGCACGAGAACAGGCATCATTGACCCTATGCTGGTCGCCTTCTCGGATTCAGAAAACGAGCTGGACTTTACGCCTACAGCCACCAACAGCGCTGGCGATGTGCGTTTGTCCAGTGGCTCCTTCATTGTTGGTGGCATCAAGTCTCGACAGGAGGTGTTGATTTGGACTGACACGAGCCTTTACTCAATGACATTTATTGGCCCACCACTGACCTTTGCTATGAATTTGGTCAATGAGGGCTCCGGTCTTGTCGGTCCCAAAGCGGCCTGTAACGCGCCAAACGGCGTCTACTTTGCGAGTAAGACCGGCTTCTATTTTTATAATGGATCGGTGCAGAAGCTTCCCTGCTCGGTGCAGGAGTACGTGTTTAACGACCTAGACTTAGGTCAAGCATTTAAGTGCCACATGGGCGTGAATTCAGAGTTCGGCGAGGTGTGGTTCTTCTATCCGAGCATCGAAGATGGCACGGGTGAAATATCGCGCTACGTTATTTACAACTACGAAGAGAACCATTGGTCGATTGGCTCCTTGATTCGTTACGCATGGCTTGATGCTGGGATTGAAGACCAGCCCTACGCCTCAGCAGAAGACTCATCTCAACAGTGCATATTCCAGCATGAAACTGGATTTGATGCTTATGAAGACGCCATGACTGGCGTGTTTATTGAGTCGGCTGATATCGATATTAGCGCTGGCGACAGTTTAGCCTTTGTCAAAAAGCTAATACCTGACATGGCTTTTGTCATTGAGGCTGGAATCAGTACGAATCCTGTCATGAACATTGTTTTGAAGCGCCGTGAGTTTCCCGGCCAGTCGTTGGTTACAGATAGCACAAGCCAGATTACGCAGACGACAACCTTCAAGAGCGTAAGGACGCGCGGTCGACAGATAGTTTTAAGATTTGAAAGTGATGATGATGCTTCGGCAGTGGATCAGAAGGGGTATAAGTGGCGGGTTGGAGCAACTCGCCTTGACTTACAGCCAAGTGGTAGACGTGCATGAGCGTGTTATTACCTACTCGGTTACCGTTGTCGCAAGGCGAAACGGTATCTTCGGATACGTTTAACCGACTGATTCGAGTGCTTGAGCTTAACCTTGGCGGAGTTAATTTCAGTATTTCACCGCACTTTAACGCGACTGAGATCTCTGAATTACAATTTGCCACGGGCGCTATCATATTCAATACTACTAATTCAATTCATCAGGCTTTTGATGGGGTACAATTTAGGGATTTATACGATCATCAGACCTATCCAACCGGCATCGGAATGTCGGCAACATTGGGGGCCGTAACGGTAACGACGTCATGAACCAGTTTTTAGAGCAAAGAATAGCTAACTTAATGGGCCCAGAGCCCACCTATAACGACCCCATGATGATGGCCCGAGGCGGTGAAGTCTTTGATCTGGATGATCCTGAGACGCAAGCAGAGGCGTCTATGGCGATGGAATCGCCTGTTACAGACCCTAACGCGGACCTGCGCGATGCAATTGATCAGCTCATGATTGCTCAGGAAACCGCAGAAGATCCGCTCGAAGCCGCTAAAGCTCAACAATTGATGGAAGCCGCTGTTATTGGCTCGGAAGCGCCAATGGGCGAAATGGCGATGGAGATGGCGGCGGCTGGTCGCGGTGGTGACAATATGCTGGCCCACCTAACCCCCGGTGAGGTTGTCCTACCGCTTGGCATGATGGACGATCCAGATTTTGAGCGCGCTGTAGAGAATCGATTCAATCAGCTTGACCTAAACCCCGAAGAATATGTGGCGGGTCTAGGCATTGCCTCTCTGAACCCTGTTACTGGCCTTGAGGAGTTTGGATTTTTTAAGAAGCTTGCGAAAGGCGTTAAGAAAGTCGTCAAAAAAGTTGTCCGCCCTATCGCAAAAGTGGCCCAGTTCATCCCCGGTCCATGGCAACCAGCGGCGGCACTTATTTCTCGTGCAGGCACTGTTTATGACGTAGCAAAAGGTCGAGCAAGCCCATTGGCTTTGGCTGGGGCTTTTGCGCCTTTGCCCGGAGGTTCAGCGGCTGGCTCAGCGGCTGGACAGGCCGCAGGAGCGGCGGCAAGCCGAGGCATTGGAGGCTTAACAAGTGGCTTGCGCGGTTTAATTAGCGGCGGGGGTGCAGATGGTGTCGGTAACTTTGGTCGTTTAGGCGATATTTTAGGCGGCGCAAGCAGTGCGGGTAGAGGCATTACCGGGCTCATAAGCGGTGGTGGCGCTGACGGTGTCGGCAACTTTGGTCGCTTGGGTGACATTCTTGGCGGCGCGAGTGGCTCAGGCGGCGGTCTCGGTGGCCTAATTAGCGGTGGTGGCGCAGATGGCGTCGGCAACTTTGGCCGTGTCGGTGATTTCTTCGGTGGAATCGGTGATGCGGTCGGCCTAACGGATTACGCTGGTATGGCCGATCCGGGTGCGGTCTTAGAACAGGCGGCACAAGACCCAACTACCGCTTTGAAAATAGACACCTTACGCCAAATGGGGCTGACTGACGAAGAAATTGTTGCAGAGCTTCAGGGTGCTCAGCAAAGCGGCCTTGGCGGCCTGTTTAGCGGCGGTGGTCGAGACGGCGTAGGCAACATGGGGCTTCTAGGCGATTTAGCTGGCGGCGTTACCGATCGCCTTGGTCTGACAAATTACGGATTAGCTGGCGGTGCTGGCGGTGCTGGCGGTGCTGGCGGCGGTGGCTTCAATATGGGCGCCTTGGGCGCGGCAGGACTTGCTGGCTTACTTGGCAAGCTTGCTTATGACGAAGCTAAAAACCGTAAAGGCGTACCGCTGACTCCTTCAGTCGTCATGAATGCGGCAGGTAGGTTCAATCTCGAAAACGAAATTGCTAGAAGGTCTGGTACGCAGGCTCCAAACCCCGTCGAGTTTGGAATGTTGCCGCCCAGCGCCATCCCAACCATGAGCGGAGGCAGAGTGCCGACAACAGCTCAGGCAGAGCTTGAAGAGCAAAAAGCCACAGGTATGCGCTACGGCGGCCCTGTCATGGCTTTCGCAGACGGCGGCAATGTAGACGAGAAAGACTTTAAGCGCATGAATGGTGACATCAACGGTGAGGGCACCGAGGTTAGTGATGACATTCCTGCGATGCTCTCCGATGGAGAGTTCGTGATGACGGGACGAGCAGTTAGAGGGGCTGGCGCGTTCAACATGAAGAACAAGAATGGCATTATCACATTGACTCCTAAGAGCGGTGAAGACCGGGATCGAGGGACTAAGTTGATGTATGAGATGATGGACTTGTTCAAAGAGTTCGCGGAAGAGCCGGAGGCCGTCGCATGATAATGCCCCCTAAAAAATTGAAAAGATATCAGGAGGGTGGTGACGTACAGCCTTACGTTGCCAGTGTCACCCGACAAGAACGCCAGATGGACCCCATCGTTCAGCAGTTGCTGTTTGGTACTCCAGACGCTTCTGGTCAAATGCAAGGCGGTTTTCTGCCGGGAGCTATGCGCGCCGCAGAGAGAACCTTCTTTGATGAGCAAGGCAGGCCGATTGTTATTCCGCAAGAAATTGCAGGTTTTGCGCCTGATCAGGTTGCCGCCATGCAGTTGGCGCGTGAACAGGTGGGTCGACAGGAGCCTTTCCTAAGAGCGGCACAGCAACAGTTCAGTGGAGGCCTTGACGCGATCAGGCAGGGCGCAGGACAACAATTACAATCACAGCAAATGGGTTTAAGCCAGTTGCAACGTGGCGCCATGGAAGAAGCACTCCAAAGGCGGGGCGGCTTAGCTGACGCTTTACGAGGCATTCAACAACAGCGCGCACTATCAACAGGCGCCGTGAGGGGTCTTGGTAGAGATTTAGGCGCACAACAACGCTTTCAGGAGCAGGCGCTTGGTCAGTTTGAGGGCGGCCTTGGTCAGGGCCTTGCAACATTGGGCGGCGCGGCAGATCGTTTTGGTCGTCAAGCTCAGGGGTTGTCACGACAGCAAGCTGGGGTCACCGGGCGGTTTGGCCGTGAATTAGGCGGTGCTTTTGGTAGAGGACGTGCGGCGGCTGACAGATTTGGTCGTCAGACCGCAGGCATCGATCGAAGAGCGCTCGCGGCGACCAACAGGTTTGGCCGTGGATTAGGCGCCCAAGGCGCTGAATTGCGCGCAGGCGCACAGGCCTACCGAGGAGAGTTACCACAACAGCTCGGTTTAGAACGGGCCGCTGTCGATAGATTTGGGCGTCAGACAGCGGGGGTTGACAGGTTAGCTCGTCAAGCTGAGCAACAATTTGGTCAGGGTGTGGGTCAAGCTACTCGCGGCCTTCAGACCGCACAGCAACAGTTAGATCAACAGTTGGCTCAAGCGCTTGGACAAGAACGAGGAGCTGTCAACCGGTTTGGTCAAGGAATCGGACAGGCCACCAAACAGTTGCGACGGGGCATTGGCCAATTTGAAGGCGGTTTAGGCCAAAGTATTGGCGAGCAACGCTTGGCACAAGCTGGATTGCGGCGAGGTTTAGGCCAAGCAACAGGTCAATTAGCCGGTGAAGTCGGCAGGTTGGGTCGTGGATTAAGCGCGGCTGAGCAACGACAGCTAGGCGCTACACAGGACTTCGGGGGAAGACTTGGAGAATCCGAAAGGTTGCTCCGAGGCACAACTGGCGGGTTTGATCCCAGCATGACGGAACAGTTTTATGATCCGTTTGAGCAAAGGGTAGTGCAACAGACGATTGAAGACGCCATGAAAGGCGCGGATCAGGCTGACATTGCACAACAAGCAAGCGATGTGCGATCGGCTGGAGAGTCAGCATTTGGCTCTAGGGCGCGCTTAAACGCCGCAGAGAGGCGCGAAGCGCTAGGCCGTGGATTGGCCAAAGAACTAGCGGGAATACGCTCAGGAGGCTTCCAGCGCGCTCAACAGACAGCTATGGGCGAGTTTGCTCGACAACGTGACGCAGAACGTGCCGCCGCTACTGGATTAGCGGGGCTAAGCGGACAAAGGCTTGGCGCACAAGAACGAGCCGCTCAAATGCTTGGTAGTGGTGCACAGACACGATTTGGCGCAGGACAAGCATTTGCAGGACAGCTTGGATCTCAAGCACAGCAATTAGCGGCCGGTAGAGAAAGATTGGCTGGGCGTCTCGGTGACGTATCACAGCAAAGACTTGGCGCACAGCAGGCGCTTGTTGGCCAAATGGGCCAAGAAGCAGGACAGCGGTTGGCGGCAGAACAAAGCCTCGCAAACCGACTGGCGGCGATAGGTAGTCAGCGGTTTGGTGCAGGTCAGGCTCTTACTTCTCAGCAAATGGCGGCGGCTCAAGGACAGTTGGGTGCACGTCAGGCATTACAGGGTCAGCTTGGTCAGACAGCACAACAACAGTTGGCCGCTCAACGTGGCTTAGGCCAACTTATGGGCCAGCAGGCACAGCAACGCTTTGGTATTAGCCAAACACTGGCTACTGACATGGGACAGCGCAATCAGGCTCAGCTTGCGGCACAGCAGGCCTTGCAGGGTCAACTTGGCCAAACTGCCGCACAACAGTTACAAAGCCAACAGCAATTGGCGGCTCAACAACAGCAGATGGCACAGCAAAGATTGGGTGCAGGTCAGCAGTTGGGTCAGTTCCAGCAGGGATTGGCTGGACAACAGCTCGCCTCTCAGCAACAGCTTGGTGGTCAGCAAATGGGTGCCGCAGGGCAACGCCTTGGTGCACAACAACAGTTTGGCGGCTTGCTCGGACAGCAGGCTCAACAAATGTTTGGCGCTCGTACCGGGCTTGGTCAAACCATGGGTCAGCTCGGACAGCAAGGTATGCAGGCTCGAATGGGTGCAGGACAGGCCGCTCTCGGTACAGCCGGTCAGTTGGCACAAGGTTATGGTCAGCTTGGCGGAGTACAAAGTCAGGTTGGTCAGCAGGTTGGTCAGGCAATGCAGGGCTACGGTCAGCAGTTGCAAGGGCTTGGCGGACAGTTTGCTCAGGCTGGACAGCAGGATGCTCAGGCCCTAATGGGTATTGGTGGAATGCAACAGCAATTGCGTCAGCAACAGCTTGACGCACAACGTGCTGGCTTGCTACAAGCACAGCAGGCGCCTCTCCAGCAGTATCAGCAGATTATGCCGTTTATGCAGTTTGCGGCTGGACAGACTGGACCGAGCCAAGTGCAGACGCAGTATACGCCACCACCTAGTCCGCTACAGGCAGGCATGGGCGCAGGACTGAGTGCGCTTGGTGCGCTCGGTCCCTACTTTACTGGTCAGTACGGCATGGGATTACCCAATCAGCCGGCGCCTTGAGGATAAATAGATGGCTATTTCAAGATCTCAGATGGAACAGCAGATAAGAGGGTTTGCGGCAGGCGGAGACCCTTTTGCGCCCTCAAATTTTTTGAGTGAGCCTGAGCCTGATCCGTTTGATTTTGATCCGTTACCGCAGGACATCCAAGATCAAATAGCCTTGGATCAAGCGGCGCAGGCACAAGCTCCAGCCGCTAGTCCTGATCCGATCAATTCTGAAATTGCGATGCTTCAGCAATTAATGGCGAGTAGGCCTAGTTACGATGAGAACGTAGCGAAGTATCAAGAGCGTTTAGCGGCCACTCAGGCGCCATCAAGGCCGCCTAGCTTCTATGAGTTGATGTCTGACCTTGGTGCGGCAATCTCCGCCGCTCCTGCCGATATGGGCGCGTTCACAGCCATGTCTGGTGGTTTTAAGACGTTTTCTGACCGGATGCGCGCTAACGCGGCTGAGGAGAGAAAGTATCGTCAACAGATTGCGCTTGAAGCGGCCAAGATGGCTATGGAAGATGAGCGTAAGGCTGAGCAGAAGCTACAAGACTTTGCTATGGAGGCTTACCTCAATGCGGCAAAAACGGCAGGTGATGACGTTGATCTAGTAACTCTGCAATACGATGAGGTAGACGCGGACGGAAAATTTACGGGGCGACGCTTACAGAGAAGCTTTGATAAGTCCACACAACGCAAGCAAATAACCAACATTCTACGCACACAGAACGGTATTGATGTTGAGGCTTTGCCTGAAGATCCGGGTGAGACCGAAGGTGATAAGGCGGCTTGGAAGGACTTGATTAAGGAAGGCACACGAATTAACGATGCCGCAACGAAAGCTTATGGTAAGCAGGATACGATTTTCAATGCGAAGGCCATTGCCTCAGAGTTAGGCGAGGAGGGTTTTGGTCGTGCCGATGAGTTTTTGGTCGGGTTCCGTGGATTCCTTGCCGATGTCGCGCCTTGGTCTATGAGTGATGAAGAGTTTGCAAAGCTAAGTAGGCAGGAAGCTCTTGCCGCGCTGACGATCGATTTTACCATGGCTAACGTAGCGGCCACGAAGGGTGCGGTATCAGACAAGGAAATGGCTTTGTTTAAGGCGGCCGCGCCTTTCTTGGGACAAACTTACGAGGGCTTTATGCTTGCCCTGCAAATTCAAGAGCAGGCGGCGGTCAAGCAAACTGAGTATGCGGATACCTATAACGCAGAGTACGAAAATTACACCACCAAAAATCCTAGAGCCACCGGCCGTGAGGCGAAGGCGCACATGGATCGTTGGTCGCGGGAGTGGCAACGTGGAGAGCAGTCTCGCTTCTTAAGCGAAGAACAGATTAAGCAGATTAAAGCTTTTGAGAAGGACGCCAAGGATCGTGGAATCAAAACTCCCTACTCGATTAGCACAGCAGAGCGCAGACAGCGCGCCTACGCCAAAAAACGTCAATCAGAGGAGTCTGAGGCTACAGATAGAGACATGAGTTCCATGCCTTTAATCTCACCTTCTCTTATGGCGGCGTTGCCAGAAGAAACTCAGGAGTTCATCAACAATGTCATGAACGACCCTGAGCTTTCGGATGACCAGAAGACGGAGCTTATCTCTAACGCCATGAGAGGTGAGTCGTGAGCGCCTACGATCGATACCAGCTACAGCTTGAGCGCTTACAACAAGGCCCAGACACCGATTACTCAAAACGAAAGGCGGTTGCGTCACTCTTTATGGATGACAATGCCATGCTTGAGTATCTGGCCTCTGAGCGTTTTCCAGATGACCCCGGTGGTGCATTCCGCTATCAAATTATTGATGGCGAGATCATGTACGAAGATGACCAAGGGAATATGCGCAAAGAGTTCGAGCGCCCCGGTGATGTCACGGCGTATGGGGAATACATACAGCCTAATATCGCGCCTGCGGCTACTTTCGCGGCGGATATGGCTGGCGGCATTATTGGTGCCGGAAAGGGTTTTGCGAAGGGCGTAGAGCTTGCAAAAAACTCACCAGCCAAGCATCCCTTGGCTTTGGCCGCTATTGTTCTAAGCTCAACTGCGGCTGGCGGTTTTGGTGGCACAGCACTGGCCGGAGGCGCGGCACGAGGCACTAGAGCCTTAACCGCAAGCGCATTTTATAATCTACCGCCTGAAGAGATTGCGGCATCACTACGAGACCTAGGGGTCTCTGCGTCGTTCTCAGCGATTCCTTTTGGAGCGGGTCCCACAGGCAATGTCATTAACAAATTCTTGGGTAAGGAAGACTCTCTCCGTTACCTTTACAACCTGCGCCAAGGTGTGCAGGGCACGATGGATGAAGCCGCAAAAATGGGAATTAAACTGACGCCTGCGGAAGCGGCATCTATCTCAACAGGTAGCGCTCACCGGGCGGCCAACATTCAGTTGTTCCTATCTAAGCAACCACAGCTTCGTAAGCTGAGCGACTTCTATGAGAGCCGCGCACAGCGCGCCGTAACGGCTGTAAATCAGTTTGCGGACAGTATGGTGGCTGGTGCAGGGACAGGCATAAAATCAGCTCAGGAGCGTATAGCGCAGGCCAGTAGGAACACAATTAAAGAGCTGAACCGTCGCCGTAAAGATAGAGCAAACAAGCTTTATCAAGGCTTGCGAGGAGAAACCCCCGAGGTTGACCTATCTCCTGTTCTCTCTCGCATCGACGAAATGCTACTAGATCCTAGAATTCCCTCATCTACGCGGCAGGCTGTTCAAGAGTTTCGAGACTCGTTGATGACGACGCGCAAAGTAAAAAACCCGGAAACGGGAAAAATGGAAGAGATTGAGGAGCCGCTAAGCGACTTGATGAGCATCCATGATCGTCGCACCACTGACATGGAGGCGGTAGTAAAGGCCAATCTTGGTAATGCTAACGCAGGAAAAATTATTGGATTGCGTGAAGATGTGACTGCTCTTCTTGACGACGCTGACGCCACTTACGCGTTGGCTCGCCGGGTTTATGATCCCACTAAGCCTGCAATTGAGGCTGTCGAAAATTCAGCAATCGGCAGATTAAGCGGCCTGTTTCAGGCTGGTAATGACAAGGCGGTTGCTAGATCTATCAAAGAGATTTTCAACCCAGACGTGTCACCACGCTCGCTCCGTAATGCCCGAAGGGTTCTAAAGGTTGCAGATCCCGAGGGCTGGCAACAGATTAAAAAATTCTATCTCAATGACCAGCTTGATAGGTTTACCCGAGAGCAGGCACTTGAGGGCGGTGTTCCTAACTTTCAGCGACACTTCGCACAGCCACGCATCCGCAACATGATGCAGGAGATCTTAGATCCACAGGAGCTTGAGAACTTCTATCGACTCAACGACATCATGGGTGCGGCGTTTAACACGGTTCGTCGTGGTGCGTCCGACACGCAACAATTTATGCGCGCTGAAGACCTGTTTGCCGAAGAGGCTTCGGGACTTGGACAAAACGCATTGAGCTTGGGCTTGTCGATCCTGCGACTACCCGGCCGGTTTGCTACAGGCCAGCTTGGTGATGACTTAGCGGCAGGCATTGCTAATAAGCAACGTGAGGCTTACTACGACAAGATGGTCGATGTCATGCTATCTGACGATGGTGTAGAGACGATCGAAGACGCTTACAACGTGTTCTCTCGCATAGGGTACGGCGTTAAGCAAGGCGGCGCTCGCGGTGTTGCTGAGGGCGTAGATGCGCTTGGTGATCCACTGATTCAGAATTACGAGCCTACTGAGCAGAAGTCTGAAGAGATCATGCGGGATATGGAAAGGCTGAACCAGATAGAAAACGAGCAGAGCATGGTGAATCCTGTACTGTTCGATGATCTACCAGAGACTGAGGTTACAGCCCAAGTTGCTCCAACGTCGCCATCTCCGAGTCTTCTCCCCTCCGAAGAAGACCGGGAGATAGCTATGCGTCGTCAGCAGGGGATTGCTGGATTGATGGTGTAGATTCTTCTGGTTGCGCTGGGAAGGCGGCAATCAAGGCTCCATCTACATTCCAATCTAGCTCGTACCCCATTGCCGAGTCTCCCGGCAATTCAATGATCAGATTACGACTCATGAGCCGCATCAACGCGGCTTGTTGATGCAGAGTCATACGGCTAAACAGGTCGATGACTTCTTGCGCCTCCATAACAGGGCGGTAGGTCTGCGG